GGGTTTAGATCATTAAAGCCAAGATCGCCCGGATTAGTCCCAAAATTCCCCCCGAAAGTATTCCCCAAGTTTTCTACCGGAGGCAAGTTCACTGGGGTCTGATTTGATGGGTTGCCGGGTGGTGGGGTAACTACGGGTGGTGGTGCTTGATTCAAATTACCCTGAATCCCCGTAGACGCAATAAAGTTATTGATCTCATCAACACCAATTCCTGACATGGCGCTAATATCTTCAACAGAAGCCCCAGAAGCAACAGCTTGGCTTAATACTTGCTGTCCCTCTTCTGGAGTCACGCCACCCGATAAAACAGAATCAATAAGTTCTTGTAAAGTCATTTTTTCACCTAAGAGACTATGGCGCGGTCTGAAAACCTACGCCAGTTTGTGCCATCAGAAAAAGCTGGTATTGCTCCGCCGGTTTCGTTTGAAACGTAAATTAAACCACCACTCCAAAGACTTGCTGTTGGTAGTGTGGATACTGTGTAAGTAGATAAAATAAGTGGTTGCGTCATCGCCCTAGAACCGTCATAGGGTAAAGATATGTTTGCCCGTTCTGCTATTTGCCGTCTGTGTAACTTCTCATCAGTGTTGACTAGAGGCGCGTTGGGTCTTTGCGTATTAGCCACGTCTAGCACCCTTTGGCGCATCTTCTCTATCTAAATGCACCCCAATTGCGTCAGTCCAATCGCCACTAATAGTAAATCTAAATCTATGATAGTTATCGTTTTTGCGCTTGGTGAATCTTCCGCTCGCTGATTGGCTTAAACTCTCAGACCACTCAACCTCGTCAGACAATCTTGACCTAGAGCCAACCTCTGCTGTGACAGTGCCTCCTTCAACTAAGGGCCGGAAAGCCTTTAGTGATGTTTTGTAGCCGGGATTTAATTCTGTTTCTCCTGTTTCCAATATCGCGGTTTTATTCGCGCCAGAAAAAAAGCCATACTTCAAGCTAGAATCAAAAGCCGCAAATTGAGAAACCGCCTCAAACGCACTGGAATCTAAAGAAAGCCCCATCGTGTCAATATTATCAAAACCGAGAGTTTCCAAGCCTTCCAAAGTGACCTTAAAACCCTTTGACCGGAAAATAATCTCGCAATCTTGCTCAATCAATGCCCACTTGTTAAAAGTCTTGTCGTAAATTATGACCTTGTTTGGTCTTCCTGCCGTATTTCCAGAGCCGGGGAACGCCCAAAATATTCTATTGTTCGTTGGGTCTGGCATTGAAAAAATTCTATCTGGGTGTTCAGCGTCATATTCTGTTTTAAACCACTTATCAACACGACCAGCGCCAATGTTATTAACACCCGTACCGTTGCCAGTAATTTCGAGAAATCCCTGCTCTGAAATCAAGTAAACATTCTCACCCAATCCGACCACGGAGCCAGCAGAGAAAGTCCCTAAATCTGGGAGGATTTCATCTATCTGAAAGACAGCAGGAGCGCCAACAAAGGACATTCTAAAAATTGATCTTTCAGAAACTATAACCCCAACATCACCACCGATGATTCTTCTTATCGGCCCGCCAACTGGAATATCGCGAAAGTCTGAAAGCGTTGAGGCAGAAACTGTGTAGCTTGTCTCGTCATCAATAGCCGACCATCTAACTCTATTAGGTCGATTTCCATCCGTTGCATCATAGGTGTTGGAGAAAACAACAAAGTCACCAATTACAGTGATATTTCTTGCTCTAAAAGCTGTTGTTAAATCTGAAAAGTTAGCAGCGCCCATTGTTATCTGCTGGGGATTGTCACTAAAGTTAGTCGCTAATACTTTGTTTTTCCATCTAACAAAATTCCATATCTCACCAGCACCACTAGCATAAGCCCCGCCTGTGTTTGTAATGTCATCCCACAATAAATCAGAGCCTAAAGAGTATATTTTTGCCTCATTGCCAACATAGGTAAACGAGTCGTTGTCTTTATCAAAAGCCTGAATAGCTCCGCGTGGTCTTGCGTTGATCGCATCGGAGAAGGCGGATAAGTCTGGGAATGGCTGAAAGCTGCGCTCGGCAGGAACAGCATTTACTATTTGAGAACTCCCCGATGCGCCAAAGTCTGCCGCATCGGGTTGCCAATCATTAAAGGGAATAATCAAACTATCGCTCCAGATGTCCTAGCAACCAGACGGCGGCCTCTGCGCGACTTCTTGGTAGCAGCGTTAAGCCCCATTGCCGCTTCGTCATAGAGAGCCTTCCACACAACTATGCGGGGGTCATCCATGAGGAATGGAGCAGAAACTATCAAAGCGCCGTAAAGGTACACGGCGGGGTCAGCAGCTAATACGACATTAGATTGATTCGAGTCGCTTAGAGAGTCTACCGACTTATAATAAATAATCTCTCCCGTGTAGGAAGAATCGGGCGAGTAATCAAACTCTATTTCGTTGCCTATCGTGTAGTTCTTAGGCTTGCCCGAAGTCTCTTGTCTTACCGAGTCCATTTGATCGTAATTAATGTAGTTTAATTTTGTAACAGGGGATGTGAGAAGCCTAAAGTTTAAAGGCTCAAGGTATCCCGTAGGTAGAGAGATTTGACGGCTATTAACAGCAATTTCTTCGCGAACAATCATCTCTTTAATTCTAATTCCACCTGTTTCAGTGGTTCGCCTGTGCCTGGCTTCTGCGAGGGCGATAAAATCATCAGCCTGACTCGCAAGGTCATCACGGTCTAATGTTGCCGCAATTTGTAGTTTTAGCCCATCGTATGTATCTAAGCTCATAGGAAACCGTATCTATTTGAATAAGTGGGCTGCATTGTTCCGAGTTTTATGCCTTCGCCTCGAAACTTGTTTAAGTGTGTTGGGCCTTCTGGAATGATTACCTCTATCCCACGTCCAACAGCTAGGCCGATCAGGTATTCAAGACAGGGAGACTCGTAAGAAAACTCAGAGTCATCTCGAACGTCTATACCATACAGGCCAATTTTATCCGCACCCTCATGGATTGCTAAAGCAAGCATGTAAGCTGGAGACGAGTTGTACCAATCTTTCTGTTCTGACCACCTGCCCCTTGGGAAGCCCTTAAATACAGACTCCAAAACATCAGCAAAAGGAAACTCTCTCGATGTTGGAATATCATCAAAATGCCTTTGCATATAAATAGGCTGGTCAAGCTCTGCTAGGTCTTTAAAATAACTATCTGTCCTTAAAGATTCAGGAAGCTCTAACAGCGCCTTGTCGTGCATTTCAAACAACTTATTAGCTCGACTTGAATACTCTCTATCCCAAGGAAGGGCATAGACAACCCAATCATCTGGCACTAGATGCCTCGTAGAGGGCGCTAGTCCAACGATGGCAATATTCACGAGTAATGCTTCGCCTGAAATTTTCGATAGTCACGGCCTTCTGTGAGAATCTTGAGCAGCTTCTTTGACCTTTCAGTCTTGCCTTTCATAATTTCTTGCAGTGCCTCACGAGCGGAGACACCCCAAAATTTTGCTGCTTGATAACAGGCCTCATTCATAACATTGCCCGCAATAGCTGCTTTAAACCTAAACTCCTTCCCCTGTGATTGAGAAAGCTGTTTTGCCCGTTTAAAAATGGGGTCAACATCCTGTGAGGTTTGAACAGTTACGCGGTCTTTGCCATCTTCACCTGTGTGGAGATAGGTCTTATTGACCATCCCGCCACTTTGCTCTACATCTAGCAGCTTTTTCATTACACCGGCTCGATTTCTAACGTAATAACAACTTCAACAGTATTTGTGGAAGCGCCTGACGTTTCGATTTCTATATTGTCGGTTGATGTAAACTCATTCGCGCCAGATGGCGTAGCTGAATCAATATCACCTGCTGCCGAACTCGTGTGAGTTATCGTAACAACACCGCCTGTTACAGCAGTACCGCTAATTTTAGCCGTTAGAACAGCAGGAGCAGTGCCAATCGCACCACCCAAGGCAGTAGTGATATTTTTAATTCTACCGCTAAAGCCCGGAGCAAAATAAACCTGCCCCGCTGTTGATACATTGCTAATCTTTACTGTCACAAACTTACTAGCAAGTGACGGAACATAAGGATAAGGCATTTAAATTCTCCAATAAAAAAGGCCCCGCAGGGCCTTGTAAAGGTTTTCGTTAGTTAGTCTAAGTGCTTCCAATTTGGCGCAATACGCCTAACTACTGACTAACTAACCGTGAGATCGTAAACAGCGCCAGAAGATTTCTCTTGACCAGCTTCAACAGCATACTCAGACAAAATTTGTCTGCGATCACTGTCACCCGTTTTCGCTAGATCTGTAGTCTTCATGTTTCGACCAGGCAGGAACGCGATAGCCCAATTATCCAACTCCAATGCTAGAGCTGTGCGAGCCTCCATGAATCGGCTAGGGATAATCTTTAGCTCGCCAAAATCTGACTCGTAGACCTCAAAGGTTGCATGAAGGGTTGAATCTTCTGCCCGCTGGATGTTAGAGCGATTAGTAGAAAAGCTAGAAACCACTTGACGGTTGAAAGGGCCAACCATTAAGCAATCAGGATTGCCGCCTTCGTTGTAGCAGCTCACTAGAACGCTCTTTAAAAGAGATTCAGTGAACGCTCGTGCAGTGCCATCAGTGTGAGCGTTTGAGCCTGTGCCGTTAGCGGTAGTTGCATCACCCGCCTCTGAAATATTGGTGACGATGTAAGCAGGTACGCCAGCGGTTTGACGCGCAAGAGTATCGTTGCCAGCAACGTAAGGCTTGTTATCAAGACATACTTTTTCAATGTCTCGCTTTAGCTCTTTCGCTTTCAGCATCATCTGGTGGTCAAGCTCGTCTGCTCGCGCTGCCGCTGTTACAGCACGACCCGTACCAGATACACGCGCTACCTTGTCAGAGATTTGTGTGTAGTTAAATAGGCGAGTAGTTGAGTTGCCAGCGTCAGTTGTAGCGTCATCGCCTTCAATTACAGCGTTATTAGCCGCTGCCGCAAGTGCTTGAGTCTGCCATTCGTGCTTAGTTGATGTTGCCTCTGTGTGTCGAACACTTGAGGAAAACGGAACATCTACAGGTGAAACATTGTAGATAGTGTTTGCTAGGTCTTCACGGATGCCGACCATATCATTTGTTGCATAGGTGTTAGTTGGTTGTGCCATTAGGAATTGCCTCTTCGCAGTTGGTATAACCGTGTGGACTTCATCAAAGCGTCACGACTATTCGGATTTGCTTTAATTTCAGCCTCTAAACGGTTGATTTCGGTTTGTGTTGAACTTTGCTGCGGTGCTTTTGAACCCGGTTTAAGGGTTTTAGGAACCGCTACTAGTTTTTTCTTGGCTGGCTCTGCCTTGGCTTGTACTTCATCGTACTTTGCCGCCTTGCGAGCCATAATTAAGAGCTTGTGATCATGGGTGAGCAGTTCATAGGACTCTGGTGCGAGTTCTTGGCTATAGAGATATTCTCCTAGCTGTTTCTGCTCTTTTTCTGCCACTTTTTCATCTGCCCACTCTGGTAGCTCTTTGAGCAATAGTTCCTGCTCTTTAACTAGCCTTCCCTGTTTTGCTTGCTCTGACTCTGCTGTGCTTGTGCTTTTATGCTGCTGGTGAGCGCGTAAAAACTGCATTAATTCAGAATCAAATGCTTTCCGCTGATCAGCAAGTTCTTGCTTCTTAGCAGTCCACTCCGCCGGGTCTTGTGTTCTCAGAGGGTCGGCACTTAAGGCCCTCTCTGTTTCTTCAAACTCCAACTTTTGCTTTTGCAAAACAGATGCAGCCACGTTAAATGCCTGATCTAATTCTTGCTCCTTATTTGCCATAGCTTGGTTTTGCGATTTGGCTTTTTCCTTAACGTCATTCAACCGCCTCTCAGCAGCTTCTAGCGTCTGGTTTGTCGCTAGTACATCACTTAATTTAACTTTACGGGTTTGCCCGTCAATCTTTTGCTCGACCTCGAGGTTTAAAAACTCCTCCTGATCATAACCTTCCGCTTCAAGCAATTCAGTGAGAGAAGCTATGGTAGGCTCGTCTTCTGGTGAATCCTCTTGCGCTTCTACAGCTTCGACTTCTTCCGTTGTCTCCACTTCTTGTATTTCAGCGTCATCCGGTGTTTCTGGAATAGACTCTTTTTCAGGCTGTACATCTCCATGAAAGCTATTACCAAACGCTTTTTCGGCCAATAAGCCGTAATTCTTTTCCGGTGCCTCCTCTGGTGTTGAGACTTCGACTTCGGACATTTTCTTCTCCAATAAAAAAGGCTCCTAAGAGCCTCGTTAATAAAATTTATGCTACTTTTCTGAGTATTTTTTCTTTTAAACTCACATCGCCCAATCTTGTCTTAGCGTTTTCTCCCGCTACTACATAACGATTAAAGTCCTTTCGCATTTTAGTGACAGAATCCATTAGCGCCTTAATCTCTATCATTCGTGGCGTGTTGGTTAGCTCTGTCTGCCTCATTTGAATATTCAGGTGAACATCAACATCAGCCCACCACTTATTCAAAAGGTCGTTTTCTAGCAAAGCTTTTGCCTTAACGCCTCTTGTTATCGCCTCACGCGCTTTGTCTGTCATACACTTGCCCCCCTAACCGGCTCATCGTATTTAAGCTGCATTTCTGTTAATTCGTTTCTCAGCTTCTCAAGCTCAACCATTACGTCATCGGTATGCTCAATCTTATCTTGTTGAATCTTGAGCATTTCACGTTGATGCTGTAGCTCTGTTCTATTGACTCGATTTTCACGCTCTTGGAGCTCAGCCTCTTTCTGCTGAATCAATTGCATCTGCTGTTGAATCTCCATCTGTTCCTGAGAGCTAGGAGGGGCCATTTTATCGCCGGGGTCGGTAAAGAATAAATCAGGCTCTTGGCCCGCATTCTTGGCAATTTCCTTGGCCATGTTATAAACATTTTTAGGCTTTACAATTAGATTTGAGTATCCCGCGCTAGATAGCATCCCTTGAATTTCACGAATTGAATTCAAGTGAAGAAGATTTGATTCTCTCGAACCAATACCTAAACCAATGTTTACGGTCACATTTAAGCGATCTCGCCAACCGGCAGGGTTAACAGGAACCCAAGTTCCGCGTAATTTTACGACTTCTTCTTTGTTTTGATGCTTTCTAATTAGCTCGTGAATATGAAGAAATAGCGACTTGATGCCGGTTTCTGCAAATATACGCGCAATCATTTCTATTTTGTCTTTCGACATAGAAACAGCTTCACGCATTACAGATGATTGAATATTCTTTAGCTCATCAGGGTTAAGCCCTTGAGCATCCGAATGTACGCCCGTCCTGTCGCGCTTGGCCTTATCCCACAGTTGGAGCATGGGGTATGTTGCACCGGCAGTGAAAGGCACTGTCATGGGCGCGTATGACTCATTAACCGGCCTATCAAATATGGTTACGCTACCAAACTCCGTAGACAGTAAACCGTCCATCGTATCGTCGCCAATGGCTTGCTCGTAAACGCCATGACCTGGATTATTAGTCGCGTATAAATTGTCAAGCATTTGGCGAGTTAGCGTTGTCGTGATTTGCTGTATATCCATCACCATTTCAGCAGGACAATCGCCAAAGTGTTTGTGGGGCAATGGCTTCGAGCTTAAAACGTGGAACGGCTGTCGATCACAAGGCTCATTTGACAAAACGACACCGTTAGACGTGAATATCTGTCTTAATTCACCATCTAACTTTAGGTAACACTCCCGGACAGTAACCTCTTCTTCTAGTGGGTCGCTCGATGCGTCACGAGTATCGTCTGTTTTGTTTCTGCGTGATATTTTCTCAGATGAGTCCGGTGTGTTACTAGAAGTCGGTAAATCCATTACGATTTCTTTGTCAAAGCCCATACCGATTAGCTCTGACCGTCTTATGTCTGTTTCCTGCCCTACCATTCGCGCCCGCGATGGATTAACCATCGTTGCATCAGCAGAAATTCTATATTCTTCCGGAGGGACGCATTCAAAACGCACTTTTTGACGGGTAGTAGTTCGCTTAAATTTAATATCGTGAAGCGTCACTTCTGCCGTATGGTCTTCAATGACCACCCGCTGAGTTTTTTCTTCTCTTTCAACAGGCTCTAGCTCATCATCTTCTAAGAGCTTAAATACTTCATCTTCACTCAATCCTGTGTAGGTTTCTTCTGTGATTTCCTCGCAGTCATCCCACCAGCACTTGACAATGCCGTTTTTCTGAGTCAATGAATCAAAAAACCAGTTATAGAGGGTTAGAAACGAATCCTCGTTTTTCTTAAAGAATACATGAGAGACATAATCAGTTTCCTGATCTGCTAACGGCTCGTCTTCTGGGCCAACTGCGTCAAATGACACCAAATTATCTTTAGTTGTAAAGAGTCGGAGCAATGACGGCATAATCCCGTCCACAACATCTGAAACGTCAGAGGTTACTACCTGAGACTTTCCATCTATCTCATTGCCAAGCGGCTTAGAATTGTAGTAATCCCAAGCAAGCGCCCTTTCCTCAGAGATTTCACCACCAGGCGAACCCATAGCACTTGTAAACTCTTGGTCTACAATATTGAGTATTTCTCGATCACTTAGACTCATTTTTGGCCTTTTTTTGATTATTACGA